CCTGCCGCATCAGCTCCTGGTCCGTCAGGTCATGTCCGGTCTTTCTAAGCGCCGCCTTTAATACCGGAGTACCGGCGCCGTAAGGCTCCGCCTCCCTGCACAGCTCCATGATCTCCCTGCGCACAATTTCCTTCCCTGCCACGTTTAAAATCTCATTCATCGATGATGACCCCCATATCCTCAATATCGCCTTCCGCAAGGTTTACCCCCGCAGGTGTCAGCCAGATCGTTCCGTCCAGCCAGTTGTCTTTGTTCACTTCCACATGGATATACCGTTTCCCTTCGCCGCCCAGGTAATAGATTGCCTTCCGGAGTTCCTCCTCCGTCACAAATCCCCTGATCCTGAGATAATTTTTCAGGATGGCGATCCTGATGTCCGTCCCGTAATTCTGGTATAGCTTTTCAATTACATCACCGCGGAGCACCTTGCGCTCCGCGACCTGCATTTCATTCACCTGTTCTCCCCCACCTTCTTCTCGATCTTATCCAGTCGTCTGTCCACACCGGCAAACCCGTTTTTGATCACGTCCAGCGATTTGGTCATATTCTCCATCCTCTCAGAGATCCGGTCCATGTTCAGCATCAGGATGCTTTCCCGCTTCTCTGACTCCTTCCGGAGTAGTTCCTCCCTGCGTTGCGCTTCCTGCCTGAGCAGCTCCTCCCGCTGGGCATTTTGCGCAATCAGCATATCCTCCCGTTCCCGGATTGTCCGGTTTGCCGCCTCTATTTTCTCCTGTGCATCCCGGTAGGTGGCCTCAATCTGCCGCCTGCAGTCCTCATATGCCGCTGTAACCTTCTTGTCGCTGTCCTTATCCTTCCGTAGAAAGTGCATCACGAAAAGGATCAGCAGCGTCGCTGTCACGCCCAGGTCAATGACCAGTTTTGCAATCTCCGTTGCCGCGATCCCCTCTACCATCCTGCTCTCCTAAATAAAAAAATTACAGTGTCTGGGTTTCCCCTTTCACTGTAATCTTATCACACGCCTATTCTTTCGTACTTTCCACAAAAGACAAATTTCTGGACTGCTAATTCCTATACTTTTCCTGCTGGAATGCCGCCGCTTTCACTGCGGCACATGCCGCCCCGGCGGCAAATCCCAAGACAAGGAGCGCAACCTTTATCATAAGTACCATCCTTTCATTCACATTTTTCTTCTGACCGCAGCACCCCGTCCAGCATAACTCTGACCCGTTCCCCGTTGCTGCCATCATTCCCAATAGTCACAAGACCGTAATATACCCGCTTTTTCTCACCATCCCAGACCTCAACCGTCCCAACATCCTGCGGATGCTCCTGCTCGATCTTCTCAATCATCCTTATTTTTGATTTCCATAGCCTCCTCTGGCTGCTGTCCATATGCACCATCGTATAAGTATTTAATATCAATGTCCCCAGTGCAGCCAGATAAATGATCTTCCACCACAGTTTCAGCATACATTTTCCTTTTTCCATAGCCCTATGCCTCCAATATATCCTTGATATAATCATACTGCTCTGAGATCTTATAGCTTTCATCTCCACGTTCCCTGACCATCTCATCAAATTCCCTGAGCCGTACCGCCAGCCTCAAGGCTTTTGCCACCCCGATCGCCTCCGGTGTCGGGGAACTTCTCTTTTTCATCCCCAGCATGATCCCAACTGCCTTGTGCAGATAAAGATCGCTGACAAGGCTTTTCTTCCTGAAAGCATTGAACTCCCCAAGTGCGTCATCAATGAATTTCCTGCGGTTCAGCCTCGGCTTATCCGGCGGAAGTATCCCGTCCGCCTGAAGCTTTTTCTTGATTGCCGCTCGCTCCGCTTTCTCCTTATTTGTCATCCTTTTTACCATCGTTCTTTATAACCTCCGTTCCTTCTATGCATTTATCCCCCGCTGCTCTTACGCCTCAAAAGTTCAGCAAGAAGTTCCCTTGGGTTTGCCTCATAATGCTCTATTTCCGCCTTTGCCTGCTCAATAAAGCTCACCGCAGCGCCCCACTTCGGACTGCCCGATACTTCATTCCGGTATTCCCGGATCTCTTCCCGGCTGATAATCCCTTTATCCACCAGCAGCCTCAAAAGCGCCTGCAGGTCAATCCCCGTCTGAAGGATCATAGCCTTATTCTTCAGATCTTCCGCCGCGCCCTCCAGATCCGAAAGCTGTTTTGTCTTTAACATGGTGTATCTCCTTTCAAATCCCCAAATCTGCAAAGGACATCTGGCCGGGCAACTGCCCGCCACGGCCCAGTCTGTCCCCCACGATCTTGTATATCGTACTTTTGGATACCCCGTACTTCTTTACAAGCTGGTCTACATTGCTGCCGTCAAACTCCCTGTAAATCGCATTATAAGTGCGGTTTTTGAGCAGTTCACGCCGCTGCGGGATGTAGATGCTCGTCCCCCCGTAAGTATCCGACAGCCTTAACAGGTTGTCGATCCCAATGACCTCCGCATACTGCCGGTGCTGTTCCTGGAGGTCATCCAGCGTCAGTTCTTCATTCTTTTTTGCCATCAAAACCTCCTTCCCGGCGATGCCGCTACTTTGACGTCTCCGACCTCTTTCTGGCGGCTAACGCCTTCAATCCTTCAATGACACGGCTGGCGGTCTTTCTGGTCATCCAGCGGGAATCGTCCAGCCCATACTGTTTTTTCACAAATCCATCCAGACGCTTCTTATCCGGCTTCCCGTCCTCTAAGACCCATTCAAGCTGTGCCATTAGGCATTCTATGTAGCGTTCCTGCCTCCAGCTGATCCGGTCGCCTGCCGCATAGCCCTTTTTCCCTTCCATGGCGTCGATCACCTTCACTGCCTCCATGACCGTCAGGTCCTTCAGGCTCTGCTTTTCCGTCAGCATGCTGACATATTCATGCAGCAGATCGTCGTCCATCCCAAGTTCCCGTGCCAGTGCATGGATCTTCCGCTGCTGTGCCGTTGTGACCTTATTCATGACGCCCTCCTATTCTGCCGGATCAGAGAGTTCCTCCCGGTTTGTTTCATACCAGAAGGTATCCTCCTTTTTCAGGGTTCCGCCGACTGAAAGGATCGTCTTCTCATCATAGGTCTTTAAGATATCCTTGTTTACGCTTTCCTTTACCGTGATGCAGTCCCCCATCCCGTACTTTTTCAGGGTCTTG